GCATCGATACGCATACGTAGGGTGTCAATGAAGGGAGACGCATATTGCATATTTCCATATCCCTCACCATCATCATCAAGGAACTCGCCGATGTCCGCCTCTGCGATGAACTTCATCTTTACGTCTTGTTGTTTCTTTTCCTTTTGGATCCGACGCAAGAATGCATACCACGAGATCTGTGTAAAGTAAGCAAATGCGTTTGGTTTGCCCGATCGGGTTGCAGCTTCGATATCGTAATTCTCGATCGCCTTGAGACAGTTCTCGACCGCATCCATGACCATCTCTTCACGATAGGTATAACGAACAAAGTTTGCTTTATGAGAGAGACCCTCTGCGATCTTTAGGAAGCAGGAAGCGATATAATCTGTAACGATCGGTGTGGACTCACCGACATCTTTTGCCTCTTGGGCAGAAGTACAGTACTCGACGACTGCGTTAGAAAAGTCTCTATTATTGACGTAATGTGGTTTTTCTTTAGGTTTCATGATATACAACTTCCAAAATTTAATGAGGTAATTATACCCTATTTCGACCTGTGTGTCAATCCAATTTCTGATCTATAGGCGACTCTTTGTCGCAATTCACTTGAAGAAAATCTATGAGATCTTTCATTAAAATAAAACTCTATTCCCCGTTTACGACCGATATCCTTTCCAGTGAAATCCTTCTCACGATATTCTTCGCCCAATATCTGAACATCCAAATTATATAGAGACAAAATATCTTCGAGATCTCGTTCCGTTTGGTATGGGATAATTTCATCGACATAACTAACCGCCCTCAGTTGAGTGTATCTTTCAACCAAAGTTTGTATGGGTTTGTTCTTGGTGTTGGGGCGATCGATAGTGGGGTCTGTCTGTAGACCTACTATCAGGTAGTCACACCGATCTTTAGCGTGACGTAGAAGTTGGACGTGACCTGCGTGTAGAAGGTCGAACGTTGAACATGTGAAACCTATTTTCATAATATTTTAAAAAAGTCTTGACAGAATGTAATTTATACTGTATAATCTCTTTAACCAAAGGGGAGAATAGTATAGCCCTAATTCTTGATCATTCCTTCTACGTCAGAATCCATGAAGTCATTATTACGGTCCATTTCATTTAAGAACTCTTCTAGAGACAGATCACTATCCCACTCATCTTTATCTTCTTTCTTGAGTTCTTGTTCCTCATTGTACTCGTTCATCTCTTTTATAGCATCACCGTAAGAAGCATACATCTCTTCTGTTGGAACAGCAACTGACATGATCTTATCAAAGAAGACAATCATAACATTTTGGGGACTGTCTTGATATACCATAAAAGTTTTAAACGCATAGTACTTACCACCGTTGCTCAGATCTTTTTCAATCAAAGACAGTGCGTTTCGAATTATAAGTGAGTCTCCAGTTTCGCTCATCAATTCACAAACTAGTTCTTCACCCGTTATTAATTTTAAATGTTTAACCAAAGAGGTTGTTTTCGACATCTTCTTCTACTTTTATTGGTTTAAGGTTTATAGGATAAATCTTGTATTTAAATCCTTCTTTAGTATATATCTTAATCCTTTCAGCGCTATGTTTTAGTGTAAAGTTCTTGTGATTCCTAATATGAAGATCATCAGCAATATCAAAAAGTCGAGTAGTCCGACCATCATCAGACTGACGAAGACCACGACCAATCGATTGGAGTACTTTGACTTGAGACTTGGATGGTGTCGCAAATACAATATTATGAAGATTGCGGATGTTAATACCAGTACTAAAAGTACCAAGAGAAGCAACGATAATTGCATCATTTTCTTTTTCTACTATCCCTCTTATTTGTTCTCTGTCTGTGGCATCTACTTCACCAGATACATAGAATACTTTACGTCCTTCTTCAGCCATAGATTTGATCATCTCGTGCAGAACCTTTCCGTGTTTTTCAACGAACTGAAACATCACGAGGGTGTTGCCTGACTGATCGAGTGTTAATTTACTGATAAATCGATTGCGGGGTTCGTAGGTGACGATCGTATCTAACTCTTCCTGATACGACATCTCCTTAACTTGTTGGCAGACATCATTGTGATATCTAAGTAGCAAAATAGAGATGTCTAGTTCCGAAAGTTCTTTTGTCTTTTGTAACTCAACAGTTCTAGTAACAACCATCGTTGGACCGAAAAGACCTTCTAGAACAAGTTTGTTTGTCTCTGTCCCATCGAGAGTACCCGTAAGACCGAAACGATATTTTGCGTTGACACACTTGTCCATCATGGTAGTCAGTGACTTTGCCTTGAACAGGTGCACTTCATCACCAAAGACCGAGTCGAACTGTTCGAACCACTCCTTGCCAAATTTGTAAATGGATTGCCATGTAGATATTATGACACGTTTGTCCGTAACCTTCTCCTTACCGGAGTAGATACGATGACAGAACTCTTCTACGTCGTAACCGTATTCCTCGAAGTCCTTATACATCTGCTCCACCAGAGACGTGGTTGGGACGATGACTAAGATTTTTCCTTCGGTGACTTCGTAGCAATACCGTAAAAGATTGTATATAATAAATGACTTCCCGCTACCAGTGGGAGAAAGAAGGATACATCTTCGGTGCTCCACCCCATGAGAAATTGCCTTGTATTGATAGTCTCGTGGTTTAAAAGGAGCATCAAGCAGAGATAGAAAGTCAATAAGGGCAGGATGGTCGATGTCTTCACGGAACGAAGGAATCCCATAAGTCTCATGTTCAACAATCTCCAGTGGGTAGAAACGATCCGCGCAGAACTTCCGTAGGTGCGTGTAGAGACCCACGTTCATCTGTTTAGTCATCATGTTATAGAGTTTGACTTTTCCGTCCCAGTGTCGAGACTTATATGCAGGCATGTACTTGTAGCCAGGCACAAAGAACGAGAAGTATTCCTTCAATTCATTCTCTTGGGCTGGATGGGCCTCTACCATAAAATGGGAGTAGTCCTTCATCCTAATGCGAATCTTGTTATCCACCAGCCTCGAATCGACGATAATCAATCATGTTCTTGATCGTCGAATGCCTCCATTTGATCATGTTAAGAATATCTGTAAGACTATCTATCTGTGCTTTAAGTGCGAAGATTCTGTCTTCAGACTTAGAGATCTCTGGGTCGGAGTCGTAATAGTAGTCCATCTCACCCTTGAGAATCTTGAGACCGTTGAATGGATCTGGATCCCACCCCTTCTCCTGTAGAGTCTGTGGGTCCATCTTACCGTTGTAGTACAACCACTTCTCCTTCAACAGGATCTTCTGTGACGCCTCTGCGCGACGTAGGGTAAGTTTGGTTACGGTGAGGTATTCTAAATACTTTGCGTGTAGCATGGGGATTTGACGTGATGTCTCATCCAGTTGGTGCATAGGAATAACAGAGTCCTCTGTCCACTCCTTGTGTATCACTTCAATATTAAGCATGTATAATCCGTGGGGTTTTCAAAACTACATTATATCACATATCGGTGATCGTTTCAATACAATCTTTCCAATAGTCTTCGTCATGACCCAACACGTAACTGAGAGTCATACGGTAACATTCTGTTCTTGCGGCATGGTAGACTACATTACCTGAATCGTAGTCTCCAAAGTATCCCGCTTTGCAATTCCACCCCTGTTCGTCTTGCACCGTTATGACTTGTTCGGTCTTAGGATCGACATATTTGAACCACCCGTCTCCTCTCTCGGACCACGTGAAGATCACATTGTATGCGGATGCGTCTGCGTTATTATGCCAACCGATGAAACCGCCTGGCGGGTAGAGTGTTGAGAGTGCACTGTGTTGCACACCTAGTTCCTCCATTAAACTGGAGTTCAGTGTGTTCCACGTCTTGCGGTATTCTTCTGGGTGTGTCCCAAAGTAGTGATCGGGTTTGATAGGATAACAGAAGGAGTTCTCTGCGGCACCTCTGTGTCCACGACCTTCGTCGATGACGCGCCACATCTCCTCTTCGCCCGTGTAGTGGTCTGACTGTCCACGCAACTCCTCGACCAGACATCGGTTTGTCTGTTCGGGTTGATACAACTCTCGATACGTATATCGGAAGTCTTCTAGAATCTCCAAGAGGTTCCGGTTCTTTATATCTAATTTTACCATCATGATATAGTGAATTTAGTAAACCTAAATGATGTTTCGTATGTTATATATGCAACGTCTCCGGCAGTAGCGTTCAATTCGACCGAACCTATCTGGGTGGGAAGACATCCTTCATATGTTATTTTGATGTTTGCATTGTTGTGACTGGTGAGAATAATAATCGTGATATCGTGAGATAAATCCTCAGACGAATCTACGGTGCGTTGCATCCAATCTTGCATTTCTTTATAAGCGACCATGTCTTCGTCTAGGATGAGACTAATTGACAAATCCGAATATTCTATTGTGTCAGCGGCAACAGGAAATCTTTGTGTTTTTGGAACAGGCATCTCAAAAGGTGTTGCTGTAGAGCCTGGGTGTGTTACTGACTGCGCAAAGAATTCAAGGTTACCATATTTCGCGCGCTCAATTACGATACGGAATCCCGTAGGTTGTAAAAGGTTTGTGTTTGATGTTACGCTCATAATCTATCCTCGTTATCGAATTATTTATACACAAAAAAAAGGGAGTCCGAAGACTCCCCAAAATGACTAGTAGACTAGTTCTTTTTTATTATGATCCTTGGACCATTAGGTTGTCAACGCGGAAGATGCGGTAGTATGTGTTCGCACCTGCTGTG